CTTGGGGTACGAGTACAAATACAAATTTAGAGCTGATCGCAGAAAAATTTGGGACGGGAAGCGAGGCTCTTTCGGACGCTAGCACAGCAACCATTACGATGGCTGACGGTGCTAGTGATGCATTTCGCTCTTTAGCCCTTACTCTGACAGGATCTCTCTCACAGGCTTGTACAGTCACGTTAGCTCCAAATACTCTTTCTAACGTATGGGTAGTTCAGAACTCCGCTGGTAACACAGTTACACTAAGCCAAGGCACAGGCGCAAATGTGGTCATACCAAACGGCGGTATCCGCATGGTAGCTACAGACGGTGCTGGATCTGGTGCAGCGGTTACAGATGTCTTAGACGTACTAGGCGGTACGGGCAACGTAGGTCTGGGTTCAGGTGCGTTTGGTACAGGGCTGACTACAGGCACAGATAACGTAGCGATAGGTGAGAACGCTGGCGATGCGTTAACTACTGGGTCTGACAACACTTTTGTTGGTGATGAGGCTGGAGGAGCAAATTCAACAGGTTCAAACAACACGGCAGTTGGTTCTGCCGCTTTAGACGCCAACACCACCGCTTCCAATAACACAGCAGTTGGTTATGCTGCATTAGGGGCAAATACTACAGGGGCTAATAATGACGCTTTTGGTAGAGAGGCTTTGCTGTCGAACACTACTGGAGCCTCAAACAGTGCTTTTGGTAGTGTCGCTTTGGACGCTAATACCACAGGTAGTTACAACTCTGCTTTCGGACAAGCAGCATTAGGAGCTAATACAACAGCGTCATTCAATACAGCCGTTGGTTATGCGGCTTTAAACGCCAACACCACAGGCGCAGACAACGTGGCTATGGGTTATAATGCCCTAGATGCAAACACCACTGGTGGCAACAATACCGCTATTGGAACACAAGCATTAACCGGAAACACGACAGCTAGCAACAATACTGCGGTTGGAAAGAACGCTTTAAAGGTAAACTCTACAGGCGCAGACAACAACGCTTTTGGGGCACAAGCTTTAGAATCCAACACTACTGGTGGAGACAACAACGCCTTTGGCAAACAAGCTTTAGAAGCCAACACGACAGGTTCAAGCAATACAGCGATGGGCCATGCCGCCCTCGATGCTAACACCACCGCAGATAACAATACGGCTATTGGTGCTATCGCACTAACTGACAACACCACGGGTTCATCTAACACAGCGGTTGGTGCTTCTGCTTTAGCTGATAACACAACTGCTAACTCAAATACTGCGGTAGGGTATAACGCACTTAATGCCAATACGACAGGAGCTAACAACACCGCTATTGGAGCAGGTGCAGCAGACTTGCAAACAACTGCGACTGGAAATGTGGCGATAGGTGCTGCTGCATTAGACGCAAACACCACTGGTGACTCTATTGTAGCTATTGGGTATAGAGCGTTAAGCGCCAACACAACCGCTCACTACAACGTAGCTGTGGGAAAGGATGCGTTAAGACTAAATACCACAGGATCAGCTAACACAGCCATTGGTTTTGGGTCTATGGACGCAAATACGACAGGGGTAAGCAACACCGCAGTTGGTTATGCTGCGCTGATTTCAAACACCACAGGCGCAGAAAACACAGCCGTTGGCTATGCTTCACTTGACGCTAATACTACTGGTGATAACAACACGGCTGTTGGAAGACAGGCTTTAACAGCAAACACCACCGCTGATGACAATGTGGCTGTTGGAGATAACGCTTTACAAGCAAACACCACTGGCTCACAAAACACAGGACTCGGAACGCGAGCTTTGTTGTATACCACAACAGGTCAGGACAATGTATCTGTTGGGCATAACTCAATGGAAACCAACACCACAGGAAACGAAAATGTCGCCGTTGGAAACTATGCGCTAGATAATTCTTCAACTTCTAGTTACAACACCGCTGTTGGTTACGGCGCTTTAACTCAAATGACTACTGGGAACTCAAACACAGCACTTGGGCATCGAGCAGCTGATGCCGTAACAACCGCATCGAACTCTGTAATAATCGGTACTGATGCTGGCGGTTCTTTAACTACTGGCAATAATAATACTGCTATTGGAAAAGATAGTTTAGCGCAAGCAACTACTGTGACTTCATTGGTTGCTCTTGGATATAAGGCTTTAGCAAATAACACTTCAGGAACAGGCAACACTGCTCTTGGTTATGCGGCGGGAGAAGATATAACAACAGGAGTACAAAATACTTTTGTTGGTTATCACGCAGGAACTAATGTAACTACTACAAATAATAATACTGCCATTGGGTATAATGCGTTAGCGACTGCAACAACGGGTTATGAGAATTATGCTGGTGGCGTAGGTGCGCTACACGATTGTACAACAGGATATCGTAATGTAGCGATTGGTCACATTGCTGGGTACGCTCTAAATGCTGGACACAGTAATACTGCTATAGGATATAAGGCAGGAACTAATTTAACCACAGGAGATAATAACTTGCTTCTTGGAAAAGACGCAGGTATTACAGGAAGTCCGGGTGGTAATATTAATACTGAAAACAATGAGATTTGTTTAGGTGATGAAAATATTTCAGAAGCCCATATACAGGTAGATTGGAGTGTTGCATCTGATGAAAGAGACAAGACAGAATTTACTGATTTAGATGTTGGATTAGACTTTGTTAAGGCATTAGCACCTGTAACATACAAGTGGGATAAACGCTCTAAGTATGGTGATAAGCACGCTGATGATTACGATCTGAATGCACAAACCCCCGACGGTACTCACAAAGAAGATTGGTTGGATATTGGTTTTAAAGCTCAAGAAGTCGAAAAACTTGAAGCGGCTGCTGGTTATAAAATAGCAGACAAAACTAATTTAACAACAAATTTAAGTCAAGATGGGAAACAGTATGGTATTCAATATACCAAGTTTATTCCTATTCTGGTAAAAGCAATTCAAGAACTTTCGGCTGAAGTCGAAAAACTTAAAGGAGAATAGTAATGGCTGTTACGAAAACTTTAAATCGAGCTATCCCATACATAGAAGATGGTAAGGTTGTAAAATGGGATTTAAGCATGAAGTACGAACAAGGTACTGAAGGTAAGGATGATTACTATACGAATGATAAAAATGAGATTGTTGATGCAACCGTAACAAACCCAGACGGTTCAACCACTACTAATTTTACTCCAAAAGCTGAAGGTGATTGGACTAAAAAAGAACTTGAAGATCTTTGCCCAACGGCTAAGTGGGATGAAGTATTTGAAAGTCAATATGAGTCTGTAATTACGAACCCGAAGAAAGACCCTGTTCCTAACAACGAGTTTTCAATACCTAGTTAGTGGAGCCACAACACTATAAATTTCATACGCTACCAGCGGTGTTTATGCTGGAGGCACAACTATCTGAAAGCATGGTAGGTACGCTTAACGACTACCTTGACAAGCTAATGGTAGATCAAGAACGCAAAAGTCATGCGGGTACGCTGGTCGGGCAAATAGCCCACGGCCAGCAGCTTACGATGGATCACCATTGTGAAGAGCTAAAAGACTTTAACTGGACGATTCAGGGCTTGGCAATGGATTACGTCAAGCAGTTCTGCGCTCAGTCTGGCAACCCACTAAAAGGTAAAAGAGAGGTATTAACCGATGAGCTTTGGTCTGTGCATAGTTATGCTGGCGATTATAATCCCATACACGATCATGGTACTAAAACACTTATGGGAGTCTCCTGCACAACATGGACAAAAGTACCACAACAGATCCTAGACCAGCCTGCATCGGGAAGCCCAGAATACAGCTTATATAACTCATCAGGTAACGCAGACGGTTGCCTTGCGTTTAGTTATGGCCGAAACAGTTTATTGGATGTAGAGCGGTTAGCACCTCCTCAGAGTTTTGTAATTAAGCCAGAAGTCGGAAAGTTTTTGATGTTTCCTAGCTGGCTAACGCACATGGTTTACCCTTTCGAGGGTGATGGAGAACGGCGCACTGTCGCTGCCAATTTGAATGTTTGGAAGGTAGAGGAAGATGGAACAAGACACTAAAGAAGTTGTAGACGCAGAGGTTGTAGAAGAAGCTGAAGTTGCTCAATTACCTGTTAATCCTGAAATGTTGACTGCTCGTATGGATGAGCTTCGAGAAGAGATTGGGCAGATTACCAACGTAATTAATGCGAACCAAAAGCAACTAGATACTTATGTAGCGGCGTTTAACTGGTACTCACAGCAGCTAGAAGCAGCTAATGCGGAGCAACAGTAATGGATTTTGTTCTTAATATAATATCTGTAGTAACGGGTATTGTATGTGCGGCATCGATTATATGCAGCCTTACTCCTACGCCTAAAGATGATGCGTTGATTGGACGGCTATATAAGATCGTTGAGATTGCAGCTTTGAATATAGGCAAGGCAAAAGAAGGATCTACAACCAACCCGATTAAATTTGTAAAGAGGTCAGATTGATGGCTGAACTAACGAACGCGCAAAAGCGCAAGCTTATTAAAGAGTTGAAAGGAGCAAGCAAATTACACCTAGCTCAAGCAAAAAAAATCGAAAAAAGTCTGCAAAAAAAGAAAAAGTGAGTTCGGAATCCCAAGAGGCTTTAAGCGAAATTAAAGCGCATCAAAGAGAATGCGCTGTACGATATGAAAATATTGAAAAACGCTTGGATGAAGGATCTGAAAAGTTTAAGAAGCTTGAGATGATGATATGGGGTGTTTACCCTTTTATGGTTGCTACTATAGTTGTAGCTAAATTTTTATGACAAATGAAAGGCACAATACTAGCTTTTATGTTGGTCACAGTTATAGAGGGCAACGTAGCGCAAGGTTCAGATCAAATGTTGTTTCGAGACATTCATCGTTGTCAGCAGTTTGCATACTGGATAGAACATAATTGCAGAGATGTCCGTTGTAGAGGGGGCATCAAACAACACAACATAACGGCTTATTGCAAGCCAGTAATGGCAGCATCTAACCAAAAGTTTTGGGATTAGTTATGGCTAAGAAGTTACAAGAAAATTCAGTTTGGGCTAAATACGATATTGACCAGGATGGTACAGTTAGTGATGAAGAACTTGAACGTGCCACACAAATGATTGAACTAGATCTCCGAGAAGAAAAGCAAGATTCCCAGCGCCGAATTGCTTGGGTTGCTATGTCTTCAATGGTTTTGTATTCGTTGCTACCCCTTTTACCTTTCGTTCCAGAAGCTCGCCTTTCAACCTTGTCCTCGCTTAGTGATATGTTGTTCCTTAGCCAGGCCAGCATCATAGGTCTATACTTCGGCGCTACGGCCTATATGTCGCGTAAACCGTAGAGGTTTACCATGATAATTGAATCAGTGGCAGCGGCAGGGGCAATCCTGTCTACAATATCCACCGCCATAAATAAACTAAATGAAGTCGGAGATGGGGCTGCAAAAGCAGTTGAATTGATGCAGGGGTTTTCTGATGCGCTTGATTCTTTTGAGCGGGAAAAGAAAGACTCGGTTATCAATAACCTTAGCTCACAGGAGCTTTTAAAATTGGAATCAATCAAACACAGACGCGATCAATGGGAAAAATCATTACATGATATGCTTGTAATCCATGATCCAGCCTTGCTTCAAAGATGGGAAGATGCTAAGGCAAGACAAAAGGCTAACCATAAAAGGCAGATGGAAGCTATTAAAGCTAGGGCTGCTGCTAGAAAGAAAATGATTAGGCAAATATGGTTAATCATGGGGGTAACCGCCATAGGGTTACTTTGTGCATTTATACTAATCGGAGGGATCATACTGATTTTTAAGTGATGGATATAGGAGCAACAAGTCCGGTAAATGACATTTCTTGGCGACAAGCAGCCGAAATACGTTATCAAAAACTTATGGAGTCTACGAATCGTGAAGAACGGAGACAAAGAATAGAGCAGCTTAATACCACGTTATACATAGCAAAGAATGGTAAAGTAGAGATGCAACGCACTAGAGCGTCAAACAACATTAACTTCTTGGTGTAGTGATGGGCTTTAAACTAAGTGCAGGATTAGGACTAGCTTTACTGTTTTTAGCAGGTTCATTCAAGATGTATTACGATAAAACTCAAGCTGAAATAGAATCATTTCATTTGCAACTTGAACGGTCGATTCAAAACCAAAAGATGCTTGAAGGAACCATTGAGCAACAAAACGATAACCTAAAAGAAACTATTCAAAACCATGACCTTTTGCTTTCCCAAGTAGAAAGACTTCAAAAAGAAAACATGATGGCTCAAAACGAGGTCGCAGATATCAGAAAAAAGTTCTCACGGCATTCCATGGATGTGTTGTCCATCAGGAAGCCAAAGTTGATAGAGAATATTATCAATCGTGGTACGAAGTCAGTACTCAATGATCTTAAAGTTATTACCGATGAAACGCAGTTCGATGAAGATATTATTATTTCTAACTCTACTTCTAGTTAGCGGCTGCTCTATACTAGGTTCAAGTCGGGACATTCCTGAAGTAAAACCTGTAGAAGTGGTAACGGTAGTAAAGAAAGCGCCTACCTATCATCCCCCATTGCCTAATCAAATAGATACTGTTCCAGTAGAGTGGACCGTGTTAAACCCAGAACTTATGCAAGAATATCTTGATGACCTAAACGAAGGAAACGCGCCAACCAATGCGTGGTATGCGTTGACAACAAAGGGATACGAAAACCTTTCTACCAATATGGCTGAAGTAAAAAGGTATTTGCGTCAAGTGTTGAGTATTTTAAAATATTACCGCGAATTAGATGACCAGGAGACTGAGACTAATGAGTGACAAATTAAAAGAAATGCTTAGAAGGCATGAGGGTGTTAAAAACTTTGTGTATCTATGCAGTGAGGGATACGAAACGATAGGCGTAGGCCGCAATATCGCAGACTCTGGCTTGGGGCTTTCTGATGATGAAGTTGATTATCTGCTAGATAACGATATTAAACGTGTGAAAGAAGAGCTATCTGATGAGTACTATTGGTTTGGTGGGCTTAATGAGGCAAGACAACATGCCATGATAGACATGTCGTTTAACCTTGGCCAGACCAGGTTGCGAGGATTTAAGAAAGCTTTAGACGCTATGGCTACCGAAGATTATGAGCGTGCAGCTGATGAGTTCATGGACAGCAGATGGGCAGAACAAGTAAAAAGTCGAGCTCCTGAAGTTACTGAAATGATACGAACAGGAGAATATCAGTAATGGCCCTTCAAAAGTTTTTGTTTAATCCTGGCATCAATAAAGAAGGAACCGATTACACCGCAGAGGGTGGTTGGTTTGACGGTAACTTAGTCAGGTTTCGCAAAGGCTTTGCTGAAAAGATAGGTGGTTGGACAAAAGTTATTCAGACTTCTTACAACGGAACCGGAAGAAAACTGTTGGGTTGGGTAGATTTAGCTGGAAGCAAGCTTCTTGGTCTTGGCACGCGAACCAAGCTTTATATACAAGAAGGCACAAACTTCAATGACATTACACCGATTCGTAGCACCACCAGTGCGGGTGACGTAACATTTGCCGCGACCAACGGGTCAAGCACTTTAACGGTTACTGATTCTGGTCATGGAGCTTCACAGGGTGATTTTGTTACTTTTAGTGGAGCGGCTTCGTTAGGCGGTAATGTCGTAGCGGCGGTAATAAACCAAGAGTACGAGATAGCGACCGTACCTTCTACTAGTACTTATACCATCACCGCAAAAGATACGAGCGGTGCTACTGTAACTGCCAACGCTAGTGATAGCGGTAATGGCGGTGGTTCTACTGTTGGCGCTTACCAAATCAATGTGGGTCTTGATGTGTTTGTTGACGGCACAGGTTGGGGTGCTGGTACGTGGGGTGGAGGAACATGGGGTTCTAGTAGTTCATTAAGCAACCTCAACCAGTTGCGTTTGTGGTCACTGGACAGTTTTGGCGAAGATTTATTGTCTTGTGTAAGGGCTGGAGGTATTTTTTACTGGGACGCTACCGATGGTTTAAGCTCTAGGGCAGTTGCTCTGACTGCGTTAACTGGTGCAAATCTAGCTCCGACCAAGGGATTGCAAGTTCTTGTATCTGATGTTGATCGACACGTTATAGTGCTTGGGCCTGATCCAATTGTTGGAGGTTCTAGATCCGGTTCTATTGATCCGCTGTTAATCGCTTTTTCTGATCAAGAAAATGCCGCAGAGTGGGAGCCTAGATCAGACAACACAGCTGGTTCTTTGCGTTGTTCCGCAGGATCAGAAATCATTGGAGGAATTAGAGCCAGACAAGAAACACTAATCTGGACTGATGTTGCGCTCTATAGTTTGCAGTTTGTTGGAACGCCGTTGACCTTTGGATTAAATTTAATTAACGAAGGCGTTAGTTTGATTGGTCCTAATGCCGCGATTAACACGCCATCTGGGGTGTTCTGGATGGACAAGAAAGGATTTTATACCTATACGGGAGCCGTATCGCCGGTCCCATGTAGTGTTCATTCGTATGTGTTTGATGACTTGGAAGAGGGTCAGGCATATCAGTTCTTTGCTTTCTTAAACAAACAGTTCAATGAAGTCGGTTGGTTTTATTGTTCTTCTGGAACAACCTCAATTGATCGATATGTCACTTATAACTACGTTGAACAATCGTGGGCTATTGGTCAGCTAGAAAGAACAGCCTGGTTAGATGAAGGTATTGTTGCTTTTCCAAGAGCAACAGGAAAAGACAGTTCTACTCCTTATCTTTATCAACATGAGACAGGCAATGATGATGACGGATCTCCAATGGACAACGTGTTTATTGAGTCTGCTGACTTCGATATAGGCGATGGAGAAGAGTTTCAGTTTATTAAACGCATGATTCCTGATGTTAAATTCACAGGGAACGGAGGCGATGATCAACAAATTAATGTTGTGCTTAAAGAAAGAAACTATCCTGGTAATTCTTTATCAACAGATCAAACCACAAGTTTCACTGCATCTACCACCAAGATAGACATGAGAGCTAGAGCTCGACAAGCTGTGGTTAGATTTGAATCGGATGATGATGCTGCCGTTGGTGTAAGACAAGGAGTTGGATTTAGAGTTGGTGGTACTCGACTTGATATCAGGCCAAATGGTAGAAGATGAGTAAGCTTTTACAGGGCAGATTACCATTTGAAACAGATCAGGTTGTTGCTGCTGGCACATACAATAAGACAGTAAGGCTTCTTGAATTGAGCCTTGATGCGTTTGACCCAGACAAAACGCCTCAGTTTACTGCATCAGAATTAGATGAAATTAAATTTCAACGAGGTGATATTATATGGAATAGTTCAGTAAACAATTTACAGGTTTGGAGTGGTACTGAATTTATTAATATTACTGATCCAGAAACATCTGGGTTAAGTGGGACTGGGCAGATAGGTACGGTTCAGGTAATTACAAATGGTTCAATAGTGGTGAATTTATGACGAAGTTATGTGCAAGAGGCAAGGCGGCAGCTAAACGTAAATTTGATGTATATCCAAGTGCTTATGCAAATGCTTACGCAAGTAAGATTTGTGCAGGAAAGATCAAAGATCCTTCTGGAGTAAAGCGTAAAGACTTTAAAGGGCCAAAGCCAAAATCACTCAAGGGTGGTGGTTTTGTTGCTAAACGGGCCAGGATTATAGGTCTGACATGAGCCTAAAAGAATGGTTTGGCAAAGGATCAAAAGGCGATTGGGTTGATATAGGCGCGCCAAAAAAAGATGGCAAGTTTCAAGCGTGTGGCAGATCTTCAACCAAAGGTTCTAAAAGAAAGTATCCTAAGTGTGTGCCTAGATCAAAGGCCAAATCCATGACTGCATCTGAACGCGCAAGCGCAGTAAAAAGAAAGAGATCAAAAGCTCAAGGAGTAGGTGGAAAACCTACCAATGTAAAGACATTTGCTAAAAATGGCGGCTTAATTACTAAAAGAAATCATCGAGGGTGTGGGGCAGTAATGCCAGATCGTAGAAAAAAGACAAGGTATAGCTGATGTTTAGACGCCATGTAGAAGAGTTTAGAACTGGTGGTCAGGTTAAACGCAGAAAAGCTGCAAAAAAGGCAAAAGAACGCAAGGCAGATAATATGCCAAAGCGTAACAAAAAGAACTTCCGACCTACTAAACAAGGCGCTGGCATGACAGAAGCTGGAGTTGCAGCATACCGAAGAAAGAACCCCGGAAGCAAACTACAGACTGCTGTGACTGGTAAAGTTAAGAAAGGAAGCAAGGATGCAAAGAGAAGAAAGTCTTTTTGCGCAAGATCAGCAGGCCAGATGAAAAAATTTCCTAAAGCCGCTAAAGATCCTAATTCTAGGCTACGACAGGCTCGAAGACGTTGGAAGTGTTAGGTTATTTCAATATACTAAAGGTTGGTTTGTAAATGGCGAATCAAATGAAACAGCCTCCTATGCAAAAACAAGCAGAGCGTTTGGCTGCGCAAGGTCGTTTTGGCGATACGATGCTTGTTCATATGAACCCAGCAGAGGTTGAAGGCATTGCATCATTAATGCCTGGTGGTCAACTTACCACTAACCCCCAGACCGGACAACCAGAGGCTTTTATTGGCGCATTAATCACAGCCGCTTCAGCATTGGCTGGAGGCTTGTCAGCTAGAAAATCAAGAAAAGCTGCTCAAAAACAAACCGATGCGATCATGGCGCAACAACAGCCCATGCAGCAATATAGCGCAGATACTCTTAGAGCTATAAAAGGTTTATCCGCATTCAAGCCAGCGCCAGTGCTGGCTGACATGGACCCAAGTAAGGTTAGTTTTTTGCCCAAAGGAGCTTCACAAGGTTTTAACCTTGATTACCAAAATGTTCCAGGGACCATGTATGCGAACTATCAACCAGAAAATCCATTCGCAATGGGCGCTTTGCCAAGACAAGTAGTGCAACAGCCTGTAATGCAAGAGCCAGTTGATACTGATCAAAGTGGAGGCACAGTTGTAACAGTACCTCCAGATGATGTCGGAGGAATGGCTCCTGACTTTGATAGCTTAGAATTAATTAACGCATCAAGAAGACAACAAGGTCTTCCTGAGTTTGAAAGTGTTGAAGACTTTTATGACTTTATTTCAGACATAAACGAAGGTGGCCCCGGTGGCGGTTTGCCATTCATGGTTGCTAACGAAGGCGGTCTTGCATCTTTGCCAATGAACATGAGAAGAGGCGGGAATGTTGATAGCAGAAGTATATTTGCAAAAGTCCCTGGCCTTAGAAGAATGGCAATGACTCAAATGAAAGCCACTAGCCCAGAAACTACTGACGCAAAAATGGTTCCTCAAGATCAAGATGTTATACAAGAAATACCAACTAGTCAGGAAGATATTGAAGAGCAAGCGAAAAAATTATCTCAAACAGGGATGCCTTTATCAAAAAGACTAGAACGTCAAATGAGAAGAGCAGACCGTAGAGAGGCTAGAAGACAAAGAAGAGCAGACAGAATAGCTGCTAGAAATGACCCAGGGGGTTATGAGCAAGTAGTCTCTAGATTTGCTCCTAAAACGCCAGCTAGACCAACTGATGATTCATCAGACACCTCCACTGATACACAACAACAACCTAGACGAATTTTTTCAGCTATAAGAGATGCAATTAGTAGAGCCAGAGATTCTCAACAACGTGCCGCAACTGAAAGAGAAGCTATAAATGCTGCTAATGCTTACGGAAGATCAATGGGCGTTGCTCCAAGAGACTTAATTGGTGGGATGATTGGGGGATCTCAATCTAGGTACGAAGATTTTACAGACAGACTTTCGGCTGGCAGACCTATTTTGAGTTTTTTTAACAGACTTGAAAGAGGATTTAACGATGGAGGCATAGCTGCTTTATCTGGCTATGCTGACGGCGATATGGTTGAAAACTTTCCCAGAGTGAACGGTCCTATCTCTGGGCCAGGAACAGAAACATCTGATGACATACCAGCCATGTTGAGTGATGGTGAGTTTGTTGTTAACGCTAAAGCAGTTAGAGGCATTGGTCGATTGAATGGCGCTAACAAAAGCAAGGAAGAACAAAGACGGGAGGGTGCGCGCATGATGTATGCATTACAACGCGCTGGCGAACAGGCAATGAGGAGGTCTTAAAGTGACTACTACCCAAATGGTTCCGCAAAGTACCCCGTATCTTGCCCCAGGTTACACAAGAGCATTTCAAGATCCAGCTGTTGAACTGGCAAGTCGCCGCATGCTGGAGTCTTACTTCGGCCCTGAAGGCTTAATTACTCAACAAATACCTGTTCCTATACAACAAGTTGCAGGTCTTTCTCCTCAAGAGATTCAAGCAAGAAACTTAGCGCAAGGTCTTGGTGGTTTTGGAAGTCAATTAGCTGAAGCGCAAGATTTATTTCGTAAAGGTTCTACAGCATTTGACCCAGCAACAGCAGGTTTGTTTGGAGACCCAAGAGCCAGAGCTTTGTATGAACAAAGTCTAGGTGCGTATGATCCTTCAACTGGTCAACAGTATCTTGATCAAGAAGGCAGACAAATGATGCGTGGCGCTGCTGATGACATAAGAGGCGCGCAAGCTGGCATACCAGGTGAGGTTAGAGGCGCACAGGCTGGTGCTGGAGAAGCAACTCAAAGAGCCAGGGCCGAAACTGCTGCGGCAGGAAGAGACTTAAGAAGTGCAGGAGAGATGGGAAGAGGCACTGCTCTTCAAGGTATTGCAGGACTAGCAGGAACTGGTGCGGAGTATGACCCATCATCTGCAAGCAGATACATGGACCCCTTCAACCGAGATGTTATCGAAGCGCAACAAGCTGAGATCGCAAGACTGGGCGAACAACAAAAGCGTGATGCAAGAGCTCAACAAGTAGCGGCTGGTGCATTTGGCGGTTCAAGAGGCGCTATTCAAGAAGCCGAAATAGGCCGTAACGTATTACAACAACAAGCAAAAACTGGTGCTGAGTTAAGATCTCAAGGGTTTCAACAAGCACAACAGCAAGCACAACAAGCATTTGAGCAAGCACAAGCAAGAAGACAACAAGCCGCTCAATTAACAGGACAATTGGGACAAGCTGGCGCGCAGACTGGTATATCTGCTGCGGGTCAAGCTGGACAGTTAGGACTGAGCGCAGAGCAATTAGCTCAACGAGGCGCGCTCGAGGGAGGACAACTTGGATTATCTGGCATGCAAGGGATTGGTTCTCTTGCTGCTCAAAGAGCAAACATAGGCCAAGGCATGGGATCGCAGATGCTTCAGGCTCAACAGCTTGGGTCTAATGTATTTGGTGATCAGATGGGCCGTATGCAAGGCGCAGCACAAGGCATGGGCGCTCTTACTGGTCAGCAATTTGGTCAGGCTCTTGATGCATTTGGCCAAAGCGGTGCTGCCGCTAGAGCAGGCGCTTCTGGTATAGCTGGACTTGGCCAGCAGGGGTACAACATGCTGACTGGTCAGATCAATACGCTTAGTGGGTTGGGCGCAACCGGAAGAGGTATTCAAGACAGAGGATTTGCAAACCAATACAGAGCAGCAACTCAAATGGCTGATGAGCCATTCATGAGATTACAAAGAGGTATGCAGCTTCTTGGACAAGGCGCTCCGTTCTTGCCTCAGTTCGGGACCAATGTAGGAACTAACCAACAACAGATAGGTCACTTCCAACAACCAGGAGGTTTTGCTGGAGCAATGGCTGGAGCAGCTCAAGGTATGAATCTGTTCAACACGTTTAGAGGGAGGTAGTTAAGTGTACGAAGACATTATGCGCAGACCTATGTTTCAAACCCCACAACAACGTGAAAGCTCTGGGATCATGACTGGTGTTGTTCCAATCCGTGGCTATGCAGAGGGTGGCGAGGTAATAGATTTCATAAAAGGTCAGTTTGAACAAGATGATGAAAGAGTAAACGTAAGAGACTTTACTGATTTTTTTATTGTTGATCCTAGTGACCCTGTTGATGTTGGAATGGCAAGCGCAACTGCCACTTTAATGGCCTTTCCTCCTGCTGCTGCATTAGCTGCTCTTGCTCGTATGGGTTATAAAGGCAAGAAAGCCATTGATAAAGTTAATAAGCTTAAAGAGTTGCAAAAAAAGATGGCAACTCCCAAAAAAGAAGATGCAGGAATAATTAGGAAAGCGGCGAAGCCAATCGGTACAACAATGGCTGCTAGAGAAATACCCGCACTTCCAGAATATCCACAAGATGTTAGGGATATTAAAGAATCTGTGATGGGCATAATGGAGACAATCTCTGAGCCAGAAGAAATGGCTGATGGAGGAATAGCCTCTTTAGCAGTTAATATGTCTAACGGAGGGAAGCCTAGCAAGTTAGATGTAATTAAAAAGGCGATAGAAGAAGGGCCAGAAGCTCTTCAAGATTTAATTAATAGGGGAATAGTTAACGCCAATGATCTCCTTGATTTGAATCTTAAGAAGGTTGATATCCCTGGTGCCAAGAAAGATGTTCCTACTGGGCCAAGAGCAGTAGAAGAAACAGACATAATGAACACAACCATCACTCCTAAAATGAGTCCAAAAGATCTTGGCGTTGATGAGGTTCCAAAAGTTGGCAAACAAAATATACCAACTAAGTTAAGAAATGTAAGCGATGACTCTCCAATCACCGAGGGTAAAAAGCCAGGCTCTTCAATACTAAAAGGAGCATTAAAAGTGGGTGGGATTGGCGGCTTACTTGTTCCAGGAACATATTATGGAGCAGATCTGCTTGGCTTGTTAGACAGCGATGATGATCAAAGCGATGTTGGAACTCAGCCAGTTCCATCAAATGTGCCTGTTCTTCCTAGATCAAATAGCCAGTTCGCTAAAGATCAACAGGACATTGATGCTATAGCAGAGTTTAGTGCTGCTGAAAATGAAGAAGCAAATAAAAAACCAAACAGGTTTAAAAGATTTTTGCTTGGCGAAGATGAAAAGTTTGGTGGAGATAGAGGAGCAATTGACTTCATTCGAGGAGAGCCTGCTGATTTCTTAAGTAGATCAATAGAAAAGCTAGGAGATCCTAGAGTTAGGTATCAATTGTCTCAAGCAGCTAAGGCTACTGAAGGCTTTGTCCCAAGAAACTTCTTTACTGATGTGGAAGAAGCTGGTCAAGCCTATGATGATATGATGGCGAAACGTAAATACATAGAAGCGCAAACAGAAGCAGAAGCACAAACAGACATAGAAAAAATGGCAGATGCATTTTTATCAACAATTGATTTATCTGCATTAAATGAAGATCAAGTTAACGAAGCTAAATCTGCAATAATGTTATCCTTGAACGCTGACCTGAAACGAACTCAAAGAAATGCTGAATTGATGGAACTGTTATCTGTTCTTGGAACTAGCGAGCAAGCATTAGACGCTTTGAAAAAATTCACAGAAACAGGTAGCGAGGAAGAGGATTCAATAGCAGACATCTTAAGATCCCTTAGAGCGAATCAACAAACACAACCATAATGTCAAGTGATAATTTATTTACTTATAAAAAATTATCTGACGGTAGTTATGTAACTATACTTAGTACTGACCCTGATGTAGTAGCTCAGAAGGTAAAAGAAAAAGAGCTCGCTATACAGCGCAAAAAATCATTAGATGCTGACTCTGCATTTAAAGCTTCTCCAGACTATCAGCCAGGCGCGACTCTAAATAAAGAAGATATTGGTTTTGGCGGTGCTGTTTTAAGAGGCAGTCTTGCTGGGTTAGTTGATATACCAACTAATCTAACTTCAACTGTAGGTTACGGGCTGCAAGCTGCTGGTTATGAAGAAGAAGGTCAAGAGTTTATATCAAGAGCTCAAGCACTTAAACAAGCTATCGCTCCAGACATAGAAGGGCTTGGACTCGCAGCAGAAATACCAAAAGCTTTAGTTCAATTTGGTCTTCCAGCTGGGCTTATTTTAAAAGCAACAAAAAACAAAAGCTTTGTCACTCAATTAATCGCTGCCGCTACTGGTGAGGGATTAGTTGCTGGAGAAGACATGAAGACCTTCGGTGATACTTTCATCGATGGAGGCCCAACCAAGACACAACAACTTGAATTTTTAGATGGACAAGAAAGAGCTTTTGCTGCCTTGTACAATAAAGGGAAAGTTGGGTTAGAGGCAGCAGCATTTATGGCTGGAATACCTTTAACATTGACTGCTTCTGGGGCAGTGTTATCCACAACAAGCAAAGCAGCTGCACAAATACCAGGAGTAAAACAAATTGGCGAGGGTCTTTATGAAGTTGGAGAGGGTATCTCTGACTTTGTAAAAGAAGCAGAAAAAAGAAGCCCATTATTAAGAAAGACTTTGTCATCTGTAAGATTCAGAGGAGCATTGCCTGATAAAACATTTGCTGAATTAAGAGCCGCAAAAGCAACAGAGCTTGGCGCTTTAACGCACAAGAACGCATTAGCTCTTAATGATATTAATCAAGCATTAAAAACTGTATTTAAAAATGGTGAAGCGAATGGCATGACATCAGAAACTGTCATGAAAGCTCTTGATGATTTTTTATATCCAGCCGATGAGATATTGACTGATCCCGCTCAACAGATAGCAGCCAAAGCGAAACAGTCAGAGGCAGCAAAAATATTAGTAGATGCAGATAAAACCTTTGGATTGGTTAAGAGCGACAGGCTAAACATCAATACCAAGCCAGAACAAATACAAACCCCAATGAGTTTGTTTAGATCGGCAACAAACGCAAGAAGAACAATTGATGAATATTCTGAATCAATTGCAAGAAGCCCTGAGTTTTTACCAGAGGGGGCGGCAGAAACTATTGAGGGGCAGCTAGGCATATATGGATCAAGACAATACAGGGCTTTTATTGAAGACGATTATGTGCCGACTCAAGAATCTACTCGGAAAGCAATTGATGTTTTGATGAAAGAGTCTTCCAGGTTAGGCGAACCTATAAGTGAAAGCCAAGCTGTTGGCGTTCTTCAGCAGTTATTACAGAAAGGGCAAATGAATAATGCCACATTAAAACCTAAAAACTTAATTGAAGATAATGTTTTAAATTCAATAATGAAAGGGCCATTAAAGAACAGAACTTTAAATAGTAAAGAGATAAGGGAGTTTCTTGGCGAATACACAGGAAGAAAGAACATTGGCTCTAAAGTTCAAACTACTGAAGAAAGAAAACTTGGATTAATAGCAAAGACCAAAGAGACACTTGGAAGGCAATCAGCAATCATAGCTAAAGGCAAATACTTTAGCGCATTAAAAAGATATAACGATACCTTGCCTGACAATCAAAAGATGTTTTTGGATGAACTCCCCTTGGATGCCATGAACGATCCTAACGCTTACAAAAAAATGCCAGATGATATTGGATATGGCGCGTTAAGAGGGAGATATGTGAAGGCTGAATATTTGGACGCGCTAGAAAAAGCGCCTTCTGATTTCATGCAAGGCACAGGAATCGTTTCAAGAACGTATGCAAGTTACCTAATGGCCAAAGCAATATCGCAAAAAGCCGTGACGGTATACAACCCAACTGGACAAATAAGAAACGTCACATCAGCCATGGGGTTTGCTATCGCTAATGGGAACATTCCTAATGGCAAGACTATTGCTGATACCGCAAGCCTTGTGTTTAGCGATATAAACAAAAAACTTATATCCCAACCTGATCGCAAAAAATTATACGAAGAATACTCTAGAAGAGGAATCGTAGGCCAACAGGCTCAACTAGGTGAAATACAAAGTTTGCTTGATGAAGCTGGCAGAGCAGCTGGTTTTAAAAAAGGAGGGCGTGCTTTAGAAGTATTAGAAACAGAAAGAAATAATTTTGCCAATCAATTATACCAGGCTGGTGATGATATCTGGCGAATAGTCAACTATGAAACAGAGTTAAAAAGACTTAAACAGATGACTACGAAGGCGCAAGTAAAGAACACGCCTTTCAATTTAAAAGCAACTACCGTAGAACAAAGAGAAATAGCATTGCGTCTTGGGTTAGATCCCGACTCAGTCAATTTAAACTCAAAAATATTTGATCAAAGCGCAGAAAACCGAGCTTTAAGAGATGAATTTTTAAAAGAAGAATCTGCATTAGTAACAAGAGATGTGGTTCCTAACTATTCAAGAGTCCCTACAGTAATTGAAACAATAAGAAGATTGCCCTTTGGAAACTTCGTTGCTTACCCATCAGAAATAATAAGAACAAGCTATAACATTCTTGGAAGATCTATTAAAGAGATAGCCAGTGATAATGCAGAAATGCGCGCTAGGGGTATTCAAAGACTTATGGGCCTAACCACTATGACAGTTGGTCTGCCTTCGGCTTCAGTTGCCTTTGGTGTATCAATGACTGGCGCTTCTCAAGATCAGCTTGATGCATATAAAAGATCAGCTGCCGCTCCCTGGGATAGAAATGCAACGCTTGTTCCAGTCAAGACTGATAAAGATGGAAACATTCTAGAAGTAATTAATGCTTCTTACACGTTGCCTTACGATTATGTAATGAAACCTGCTTTCGCTGTATTGAATGCCATTAATACTGGCAAAAGAAATGAAGCTGAACTTGGTGAGATTGCGCAAGAAGCAGCAATAGGAGCAATGGATGAGTTCTTAAATCCCTTCGTTGGTGAAAGCATAATTACAGAAAGATTGATTGGGGATATTTGGTTTAGAGAGGGAAGGACTCGGTTAGGTTCTAGAATATACAACATAGAAGATCCTCTTGGAGACAAAGTGTACGCTGGAATAGCTCATACACTTAATGCACTTATACCCGCTGTTTCTCCAGTTGTAATTAACCCTGAAAAACCTTTTTGGGAAGAATCACATTGGACAAGAAAACTAGAATTAGGAGATCTTCCTCAATCTGTATTGGTGGAAGCTGGTATTTTAGATCCTAGATTCAGGGTTTCAGAAAGAAGAGAGCAATTGGATTTTTTTAATGAAATGTTTCAAGCAGGAAGCGGTGTAAAAACCATAAAGCTTAACATGAAAAAGTCTTTAGAATATAAAGCGCAAGAAGCAAAGCGCGAGTTAGCAGCTGCTACAGCTGATTATAGAGCATTGAAAAAAGCAGCTGGACCTAGAGGGGAAGAAGAATTTCTTGATGAGTTCAGAAGGGCTAATGATCGCAAATACAAAATGGTTAGAGATTTATCAGTAGCTATAGATGACGCTAGATTGCTTGGGGTAACAGATGAAGAGATCTCATTTATACTAAGAGAAGAAGTTGGAGGTGTAGCTGACTGGAGATCTTTAATGAATCATAAGTTCATACCATATAAACCTCCAGTAAGTGTAACTGTAGGAGCCTATGAGGCTGATAAACAAAAAGTTAGAAACGTAGCTCCAGTTGGTGAGTTGTTGAGCGAGCTTAATAAACAATATGAAACAAGAGCAAACATTCCAAAACCACCACCAAGAGAGCCTAGACTTTCACCTCTTTTAGATAGAGCAGAACAAGGTGTACGAGAGGCAGTTCAACAAGCCCCTAATGTAATCCAAAGAGCTCGACAGTTCTTAAGATCAGAAGAAGAAAAGAAACTGATGGGCGGCAGCTAGGTTGATACCCAAACGAGCCAAGAAAAAGAAAAGCAAGTACTTTGCGGTCAAGACTGAATACGATGGGATCACTTTTGATTCCAAGCTTGAAGCTGCTCGATACAAGGTATTGAAAGAACGCCAGGATAAAAACGAGATATCAGATCTTGAGGTGCAGATAGACTTCCCTTGCGCAATTACAGTAGAAGGAAAAGAGAAGCACATCTGCAAGTATGTGGCTGACTTCAAGTACAAGGATTACCATGGTGACTGGGTCATCGAGGACACCAAGGGGGTG